ATTTGGTTGTGGAGGGTCGAGGCCCAATGAGCGGATTTAAGTATGTTGCGAAGCACGAAAATAAAGATATTCAGATTCAAATGGCTTGTGCTGCGATAGCGGCTAAATACGTGTTTATCGATGGTAAGATTTATCCAACGTACGGCGTTCAAGATGAAGAGGAGCTTAAGTTGCGCTTACAGTCTAGTCCGAATATGAAATTGGTGGATCCTCCGTTAATCCTTCGCCGGTCACATATGCCTACTCAGTTATGTGATCCTCTCCCTGAGGTTGAAAGAATATTGAAGGAGATTGATGAGGATACCTTGTCTCGTCGAGTAGGATGGAAAGTTACTTCTAGTATGATGAGGGGGGTTCACACGTATGATGAAACGGGTGTAGTTCCGAGTCTGCGCACTTTAATATTGCGCAAGCGCTCAGTTTATTGGATGGTAATGGGAAAGGATAATGGTAGGCGGAGTGTTGTGTCAGCCATGGCGAACTTGTTGCCTTCCAAGTTGTCGAATGCAATATTAGGATACTCCCGGCATACCCGTGACTTGCCGGATCACACAGTTTCCCTGTTGCGTGAGGCTCCCAGAGCTGTTAATATGATGTATCGTGGAATGGGTATAGAGCAGTTCCAGATGGAGAAATCAGAGATAAACTTTGGGGAGCTTCGAGAGGCATATATGGGTTCTTCGGCAGGAATACACGAAGGGTTCACTCGGGAGGTGAGAGTAGGTGATGTGAAGGTATTAGTATCTCCTAATTTAAAAAAGATAGAGTGCTTGGATCCTGACATGAGTAAGGTGTATAATTATTTGACGGATGGAGTGCCATTTGAAACATTTTGCGAGGTAAGTCCAAAGAACGAGAATTTCTTTGATGAGAAAAAGAAATGGTCAGATGAAGAGTATGCTCGGTGGGAGGCAAAATTGCGTTTGTTTGTTATCCCGACTTCAACTTTCGTTATGGCGGAAAGGTTAGTCTCTAAAGTTCGTATGATGAAGGAACGAGGTAAGATCATTATGATTGGGTTCAAGTGGGCTAGAGGTGGAGCTCAGATTCTGGCGGAGAAATTAGGTGTTAAATGGGATGAGCGAAAATTTCGGCAGCTGGTAGAGGGGGATGTAAAGAATTTTGATCAGTCAGTGCATCAGGT